TAAAAAATTAAAAAAAGTTATTGTGGAATTACACAAGAGACATAAATAATGCAAATTTAAGACTTGGCAGCTGATGCCAATTATACCAGATTGAGCTATTGCAACTTTACGATTGCGTTGCGAGCAGGGCAACATAGCCGATAATTACGGAAGGAATTATTCTTCTTTATTCTTCATTATTCTTTTTTACTCATTTTGCATTTTACGTGCTAGCCAGATATCATCGCCCTGTAGCTGAGTACTTTCCTGCTCTAGAGAAATCTCCGGCGCATTAGAATCATTAACGACTATAGACTGTGTAATTACATTATTAACTGGTTCTTCTTGAATATTTAGAACAGTATCTAGGTTGCTAGGCATACTTGCGCCTATATCAATGATTCCAGAAAGATCAGTTAGAGGTGTGGCAATTAGACCTGTAGTAAAATCACTAGACCCGAGAGTAGATATGCTAGGTGTGATATTTTGCCCTGATTGCAGCGCCTTTAGTTCATCACCAATTGCCTTGGTTTCAGCCAAGCCTTGTTGATGCTTAATACGTTCCTCAGCACTGAGAGCATCCTTAGAGCGCTGGATCTTTTGCTCTTGATAAAACTGATCCTTCTTTGCCTCATTACCCTTATATTCCTTAACGAGTTTATTGAGATCCGTATTGAGATATTCAATATCTGTAATCTTGGTAGGATTAGGATCCCAAGGACACCAATATCCAATCTGCCCTACAAAGACGTCAAATAGAGGGTCTTGACGTTGCAACACTGCCGCACGAACATCCGCTTCCCGCTTAGTATCAAATACGCCACGTACTTTGACACCTCGAACACTAGTGCGAAAGTTATTAGCTTTATCAAAGACTTCGCAAATCTTTTCCTCATCGCGATAGCGAAAATCTTCGAATTTATTTTTAAATTCCTCCCAATCAACTTTTTCATCAGAGCACGCGGCTAGGAGGCTCTTCTTAAGTTTAATAACTTCAGAAATATCAACCTTGCCATCCTCACATCCATCAATCATACTAGAAAGCGCGGACTCTGTAATCTTAGTAAACTTCTGATAAAAAGCTTGTTCGTAGTGATAATACATAAATAGCTCTTTTTGCTCTAGAACCTTCTCCGGGGAAACAAATGAAATACAATAATAATTTTGCCCCGGAAGTGGCTTATCAACATCTAGATAATCTTCCTCAATATCTGCAAGTTTTATATCATTGGTAGATGAATCTTGGTCGCGACGATTACGAGGCATTCTAGAGAATATATAATATGCTTGTTGATATTTTATTTTATTTTTATTTGATATTTAGAACGCATATACTACTTGATAATTTAATATCTGCTATTTTATTAGTTAGAGCAAATAGAATGCCTATAAACAAAACACAACCGCTAGAGAGATCGGCAATCACTAAACCAAATAAAAACAATAAAACCAATAAAAACAATAAAACCAATAAAAACAATAAAACCAATAAAACAAAATATAATTTGATAAAGGCCGGTAAACCGATTAGTAAGCCACAACGAAATCGTGGCATGACAATTAAAAAGTATTGTGCTAATTATAAACACGATTACCTAGGCAAGCAAAATAAAGCGCTTTATGATGTTTGTAAGATTAATCAATATTGTAGGAAAACTAAATGCAAAGATATAGACCGAAAATTTGATAAAATACAAAATAATAAGCTAGGTACTAATAGTAGGGTATTATTAACATCATTTATAACTAGTTCCTGTCCGATTGAAATGTCTAATAAATCTAGAAAAAAATGTTTAAATAAATCTACAAAAAGATTTTATGAAGAAAATAATATGAATGATATTTATAAACAAGTTCTAGAGTGTGATAAAAAAATATGTGCCAAAGAACGCCAGAATTTCTTTACTAATCTATTCCGGACAAATAAAACTAAAAAACGTATAAGACTACCGGCGCAAGTTAACCTAGAAGATATTCCAGACCAACAAATGATAGAACATAATTGAGCCTAAAAATCATATATCATGCGGCATCATAAAGCATCATAAAGCATCATACAGCATCATACAGCATCATACAGCATCATACAGCATCACAAATTAAATAATTCTGTTGGTATTTCTTCTGGGAAGTCTTCTAGATAATCACAAATATAGCGAGCCATTATTAAAAATTCACTTTTATTTTTCATAGTATCATCAATAATATCTGCTTTTATTCTTTTAATCCTTCCATGCAAGCTTTGCTTTAATTCCTGCATATTATGGCAATTATTACTATTAGAATATCCAATTAACCGCTTATTATAGTTTTGAAAATTTTGAAAATATAGTTCAACATTGGCCTGATATTTGTAAAACTCATTAATTATATACCAATGAATAAATTTGAATTTAGGTTGTGCTGTATCATGTTCCGCTTTTAGATAATTTATAAACATCTCGAAATTAGGGAATAGAAGATTATTTGCTTGCATTTTTTTATGAATTAATTTCCAAATAGAATTAATTTTATTATATGTTTGCTTATTGCCATAATGACGAATCTCATAGAACTTGCAAAAATCTTGAAATTCGATTGGAATTTTACTCATTTGTATATTCCTTTTTATATTGTGAGTAGCAATATGTAAGTGTTAATAATAAATATAAAATAATACAAAAAATCAATTTTTATTTTTAATGTTAATAATTATATGATTATTGGCTGAAATATAATCTGATAATTGGCTGAAATATGGTTGTTTTGGGGGGTTGTTTGGGGTTTGTTAGTGTTCGTTATATTGTTCGTTATTCTTATAGGCAACTTGGCATAATCCGCTTGGATCTGCAGATACATTTTCCCATTCCGTATTAGGTATCCAATATTTATATACATTTCCACGATTAGGAAAGAAAGACTCAAATATCAATCGATAATAAAATGCTTCTTTTGTAGGTGGTGTGTTGATAGGAAATAGAATCTCGCGATTTTCAAATGCGATTGAATGTCGGTCATCTATCTGTCGCTCGGCAAAAGTCTTCAAAGTATCACAATGATTAGTGCCGCAATTACTAAATTGGCATTTCTGGCGGTAGAGTACACTCTCCGGCAAATATAACTGGCGGCCAGAAGAATCGACGATATCAAAAGCTTTGCGAACTATATATTTTTCAATACCTTTTTGACATTTGATATCCTTATGCAGATTTATACATAACTTAACAAAATCCAAATCCAAGAATGGATATCGACCTTCAATGGAATTACCTAGCAGCGATTTATCAGTACGCAGGCAATCAAAATAACCTAACTGCATAACGCGCTTTTTGCATTCCAACTGATGGGCTTCATCGCTAGGGGCTTGATGAAAATAAAGATATCCCCCTAGCACTTCATCCGAACCTTCTCCACTTAGTACCATCTTTATCCCATAGGACTGTATTTTACGTGCTAGCAAGTAATTACATATAGACGCACGTACACTAGTGATATCTGCAGATTCAATATGATAAATAACATCTTCCATCGCATTAAGCGCTTCTTGCGGTGTAAAATGAATTTCGTGATGTACGGAACCAATATACTCGGCTACCTGACGTGCATATACCAAATCACTTGATTCATCTTTAATACCAATGCTAAATGTATGTAATACGGGATTGATACCATATCTCTCCGGATTTGCACGCATAATACGCATTGTAATTGCGGCCACTAGTGAACTATCTAACCCACCACTTAAACACAATCCAAATGGCACATCACTCATTAATCGCTTCTCCACTGCTCGTTCCAAAGTTTCCCGGATTTGTACCATCAAAGGTGTCTGTTCTCCTAGGGAGAGTACGGTATTAGGATCATAATAAAATTGGTCATCATCTTTATTCTTAATAGAAGCATTCAGCCAGCTACCACCCGGTGTTTCAGCAAAATAGCGCCGTGGAGAGATAATGGGATGTCGAGCGTCAAAATACATATAGGAACCAGCGGGCATTACTTCTACCCGAATACAATTCTCTAGGGATTTCATCTCACTTGCCACCTGAATATTACCATATTTATTAATTCCATAATATAATTGGGTAATGCCATATGGGTCCCGTGCAACTAAAACCATCCCACTGCGTGTATCATGTAGTACAAAAGAAAATTGTCCGTCCAACTGACCTAAAAGTGCAACAATCCGTTCGTGCGTTAAACGTGTTTCAGGTGTTTCATTGTAGTAATGGTCGTAGAGAGCAAGAATGGATTCGCAATCACTTTTAGTCCGGTAAGGATATGCGGGATATTGAATCCGTAGTTCTTTGTAATTAAATATTTCACCATTTACACATAGGATTAAAGTGTTATCCTTATTCTTTAATGGCTGATTACCACCATCTGGATCAATAATACTAAGGCGTTCATGTGCAAAACATCCGTGATCGGTCTGGCAATATCCAGTTCCATCTGGACCACGATGTCGCAATTTTGAAGACATTCGCAATGCATACTTTCGCACCTTAGGAATATTCGCAATTGGATATGCAGAGATGAGTGCAAATATACCACACATTTATAATTTGTTTTTCAATGTTAGAAGGATTCTAGCTATTCTAGAATATATTTATCTAGGGTTTTAAACCCTTTATAAGTTAATACAAAGAACTTAATAAAAAATGAATTAATCTTAAATTTAACAAATAATAACAATTACTATAGAACTTAATAAAAAAATGAATAAAAAAATGAATAAAAAAATGAATTAATTTTAAATTTAACACATAATAACAATTAATAACAATTAATATAGAACTTAGTGAAACTAAAATCCAATAAAAAATGGCATCAACTCCATCATCAAATAATTACGTGTACTATAATCTTTATTTAGATGCGCCAGTAGATTATTCTAGAATAGACCAGATAAAGATTCTTAAAATAAGAGATAACCAGCCATTATCTGATAATTTACTAAAATATATAAAAGAATCTCAAATACATTATTTAGAATTCGGGAGTGATTTTAATTATCCAATTGACACACTACCATCTTGTATAGAACATATATTTTTCCATCCGGCTAGCAAATTTAATCAACCTCTATTGAATCTTCCGGCAAATTTAAAGACTTTAATTCTAGGGAGTGAATATTGGGAGACAATGGAATATTTACCGTGTTCTATACTATTCCTAGGATATCATAAAGCTAAACACCATTTTATTAAAAAATATGGTGAATTAGGAATTAATCTGGATGAAATAATGAATACTAATTTACCAAATTTATTATATATATCCATTCCTAATGATGTTGCTAGTAAAATAATTTTTGCATCTAGCATATATACAAAAAAAATATTGAAAACTTCATCAAACCCACATTTAAATTTTATTAGTCTTATCGAAGACAAATACAATCTAGACTATTTTATGGTTCATGGCTAATTGGTACTTACACATCTTGATGTGATAAATATTCATTAATAATGCGAGGTAAGATATGGCATTCAATATTTTCTTTTGAAGTGTAAAGATTATGTTTAAAATATTTAAAATCCCATCCGCCACATTCTTTATCAAAATTTGTTTGTACGCTTTCATTTCCAATTAGTAAATAACCATGCGGATTATATTCTAGTTTGCCACAACAACGCCATGACTGCTTGCATGGTGGCTGATTACTACCACACATAGTGATAATATACTTAAATATTTTTTCATAATTATCTGCTGAAGTGGTATTGATTATATCTAGCCATTCTGTGTGTGTAATGATTGCAACGGCGCCCTGATCGTGCTCGTCGCAATATACAAATATACAATGTAAATGTGCGTTTGAAAGTGAATTTTGAGCCATTTTAAGTTGAAGTTGATGACTTGTACTTGTACTTATACTTGTATTTGTTTTATTAAGAGATGTAATTTATTATAAGATTTAATTATAAGATTCAATTATAAGATATAATAAAATCAATTTTTTCTATATGATTTGTTATCTATATTTAGAAAAATAAACATGTTTTTGTCATTTTCATTACTCTGTATAGGATATGTTTAAAATCATACAGCATACAACATATATCATTTTTATTTTTATTATAACCTTTTTCTTTTTAAAAATAGAAATAAATGTATTTTTAACAAAAATTGAAATATATTTTTAATATATTTAATATTATACTAACAGTTTTCATACCGTTTTTGCTCTATACATTTTCTGAAAATGCCTCTCGGTCAGCAAACACCGTCTTCGCCGTCTTCGCCGTCTTTGACTCCTGCTAGCGACCAAATGCGCACTTTTCAGGAAAATCGGAGCCGAACGCCGTTGGTTCTTTCTGTCAATGAACATATTCACGAGTTTTGGCATAACTGCAAGCAAGAAGCTTCTGCCACAAAAGCCTCTTGGAAAAAAGGAAAATATTTCACGGCAATTGCAGGCGGTGCTTACAAAATACTGGGTTTGTGTATAATTGGTCCCGTCTATGTTGTGTTGATTGCAATTTCAAAGATTGGAGCTGCACTTCGCATGAGTTGATTGTTGCAATTGCACCGATTGCAGCAGCACTTTGCACACGGAGACGCCCCTTTTTGCAGAACTGAGAATTGAGACTTGAGGAATGATATTTAATGCATATCCCAGACTAAATATTTTTTATTTTTTATTATGGCTTATTCCTTATTAATAAAGATACCCGTTAAAAAAATATTTTCAAATATATATCTTTTGTTGCATTTTAATATTTTTGTATTTTAATATTTTTGTATTTTTATATAATAATAAGAATAAGAATATAATTATCATATTAAATAATTATAAGATACAATAAAATAATTTTTTTTTCGTATTTAGAAAATAT